GATTCGATGCGGCCAGCCAGGTCAAGCATGCGGCCTGCGGACTGCTCTGCACCGACGGCAGCAATGGTCGCGTCGTTCACGATCTTGTTTGCGTCTGGTGTGAGCTTTGTGCCAGCTTGGCCAAGTTCAAACAGCTTCATCTCCACATCGGTCTGCAGCTTGTCACGGTCAAGCGCCAAACGGCCAGAACGGTCTGCGATCTGGCTGTCGATGTTTTTGATTTGTGCAGCGGTGTTGGTGTTTTCCAAAGCCAAGCGCGTCGGGGTGTTTGCCGTGACCAGCTCTTTCTCGGTCGCGCCTGCTTCGCCGGTGCGAATCTCTGCAGGGGCTTTCAGGGCCTTGATTGAGGATTCCAGCACCTTGTCGCCGCCAGGAACACCAGCAAGCATGATGCCGATAGTCTTCTGGGCTGCGGCTGGATTGGTTTCGGCCAGCTGTGCATAGGTATCGTAAGCCTTAGCACGATCTGCGCGGCCAGAGTTGCGTTCTGCTTCAGCTTTTTGACGCAACAGATCGACGCCGATCTGAGGTGCTCCTGAGCTAAATGCCGACATGACTTGGCCGCTGAAGCGCAGCTCGTTGTCCTGCTGGTCTTTGTTCAGCGTGTCCCAGTTGGCACGCATGCTGGCCGCTTCCTTTTCAGGCAGCAGCATGGCAATGTTTGTGAAGTCGCGTGCCGTTGGGTTTGGGTTGGTGATCAGCGCTTGCATGCCCTGGCTCAGCATCTGCTGGCGCTCGGCAGCTTTGGCGGCAGCTTCTTGCTGCGTGCGAATGTCTGCAATGGTCGCGCCGATTTTTAGGCCACCAAGGGCAGCTTCAAATGGGCTTTGAACGTTGATCGAATAGTCGTAGGGTGCTGGCATTTTTTGTCCTTAGAAGAGGCTGCCAAAACCAAGGCCAAGTTTTCCGCCTGCGCCGTATTGAGCGCCAAGCACTTGAGCTGGCAAGTTCAGCAGACCGCCGTAGGCTTTGGCTTGGCCAAGTTCGCCACCAGCCAGCGCAGCGCCTCGTTCAGCCTGCAGGCGTGCAATGGCAGAGCCTGTTTCCATACCTGCGGTTCCAACACCGGCAGCAGATTGCTGGCCAAGTGAAGTCATGCCACCAAGGCGGCTGTATTGTTGGTCAATGGCCTCACGAAGCATGGCAGGCCGGAACTGCGCCAGGGCTGCTTGGATGTTGCCACCACGCAGTCCGCCAGTTGCGGATGCACGTTGCAGTAAAGCCTCTTCGCCTTGTCGCACGGATTCTTGAAAGCCGACACCGCCTTGAATGCGCTCGATGGCTGCACGTTCGGCCTCTGGGCCACCAAGGCCAAGAAGGGCCTGCTGCTGCGCAAGTGCTGGCGTGCCTGCTTCCACATAGGGCTTGAGCAATTCACGCATTGCGTCGAATTGACGACGCTGCTCTGCAATACCAGCTTCGCTGGCTTGGGCTTGAATGCCAGCAGCATCACCTGCTGCGTCGGCTTGCATCATGCCGCCGATGAGCTGTGAGCCGCCAACTATTAAGCCGGTTACTGGATCAGGCATGGCTAAACTCCTTCATGTAATCTTCAAATGTCTCGCCATACAACTCCATGACAACGTGTGCATTATCGTTGGCAAACTTTGCGCCATGGTAGGCCTGCACGGCCATCAGGATGACGTCGTAATAGCCTGCACGCCACATATAGGCACGCGCATCGGCTTTGCCAGCACGCTCCACACGGTCGGATGCCTGCCACTTCATGACCATCAAGGCCACGCAAGGTGCAAGCAGTTCAGCATTTTTGAGGTAAAACGAATTCTGGTTCATCGCCACAAGGGTGTTCCAGATTGCTCCATCGAGCTCGGTGCGATCTACAGGATCGCCGTCGGCAACGTCATCAAAGACTTGGATGGCGTTCCAGAGCATCAAAAGCCACTCCACGGCTGGCGCAGGCAGCAGCAAAACCTGTGCAAGATTCTGTCTGAGGCTTTCCGTACCAGTCATGCTCTACCCTCCAAGTGGCGAATGAGCTGCTGGCGGCTCGATAAGCTCAGCACCTTTATTTTCCCACAATCGCATGCTTTGTCAATCAAGGTCGAACTCCCGTTCTTCCCAGGCTTGACAGCTGCGCATGTCGTGGCAGATGAAGTCAAACTTGTGGCAGTAGCCACGAAAGCCTGCGCCGGTGTCCCAGTCGTTTTGTGGAATGCGCTCCATCTTGGCCTGCATCATAGTGCTGTTGTCGTAATACTCGCAGTTTGAGCAGCGACGACGACGGGCCTCTTTCTCGTCCACTTGCATGGCTTTGCCGAGCGCCATCCAGTAGGTTTTGTTTGCGCCTGGCTCGTTGGATGGCTTTTCAGGGCCAAGCATCCAGTCGTCGATCACCACCTGGGTGTTCTTTTTGTTTTCGGCTGCCGTGATGAACGGCATCGATTCTGGCAGGCCACCAAAGCCTGCGAGCATGATTTTGGGCATGTCCATGTTGATCTCCTTATGTGATTTCGCGGCCAGATGCGCGAATGGTCAGCGCTGTGGCTGTGCCGGTGGTCGAGATGAATCCACCAGAGGCCAGCACTTGGCCAACCAGCTCGGGGAAGGTGTAGGTCTCGTCCGGTGCGATTGCGCGGCTGTCCACGATCAAGTTTGTTGCGCCTGCGGTGCCACCAAGGCTCACCAGATTGACGCTGATCAGCGCATTGCTGGCGCTGGTGTTGGTGGCCGTGAATTTGTCAATGATGGCTGTGCAGTTGAGCGCCGTGTATTGCGTGGTCTGCGCGGCCTCCATCTGCTTGGAGCCAATAAGTGGTTTTGCTGTGACTGCCATGTCGTTCTCCTTAAGTGGCTTGTGCGCCGCTGGCGATGATGGTCAGACCTGCGGATGCGGCCTGAATTTGAATGGTGTCGCCTGCGTTCAGCACCTCAATGCCGTTGTACTGCAGGGTGTTGTTTGCAGGAACAGAAACGTCGTACAGAAACGCATTGCCAGTGCCTGCCGATCCTGCCGACGGAACCAAAAACACGCGCACATTGATGGCCGCGCCTGTGGTGTTGGCGATGCTGAATTCTTTGAGCAGCGTGCGCGTGCTGGCCGGGACGGTGTACAGCGTGGTGACGCCAGTCGTGATGGCCGCTTGGCCAAGTTTGGTGGGTGTGATTACATCGAAAGCCATGTGAGCACCTGATTAGATCGCACGGATGCGGGAAGGTTGGCCAAAGGCAAGATGCCGTTCACATCATGCGCCAGCTCGACATTGTTGCGCACAGGCGCAAGCGCCAGCATTTCCAGAGCGTTGGCCATGCGTCCAATGCTCTCCAATGCTTGCACAGCTTTTTGGTCTGCCGCGCCTGCGTTGATGGCTGCATCTTTCGCCAAGCTGACAATCTGTGCCAGTGCCTCATTTGCCGACGCTTGGGCTTGGCCAGCTTGAATCTCAATGCCAGGCGTGTCGCTTGATGGCGCAATCTGGTCAGCAATTTTGAATAATTGCTCGAACTGCCTGATCTGCTCCTGGTTTTTCAGAAACGTCGCAAGCTGGTCGCGTGTAAGGTTGAGCTTTTGCGTTGCCATCAAAAAGCCAATGGCTCGATCTGAGCCTCAAGACGGATGAAGGATAGGTGTGCCTGGCTGTCGCCACGGAATCGCTGGATGCGCCAGTTGCGCATGTGGCCCTGCTGAAACCATGCCAGACGCTTTTGGCTGTTGCCTGTGGTGCCGACACGAATGCCACGGTCTTGGCTCCATGCCTTGCCGTCCACACTGTAGCTGGTGGTGATGATCGGGTCGACGCCAAGCGCCACGCTGCCGGTCAAACTCACCAACTCCAGCTCATTGAAAATCGCGCCGTTGCTTTCGTTGTAGACGATCAGCGTGCCAAACTCCCAGCGCACGATCTGACCCCAGTGGCTGCTGATGTTGTCCACCAGGTAGCCGATGGCGCTGGACTGCGGGTCACCGATCAGCCATTTGTCGTAGGCCCAGACCAGGTTGCGTGCGCGGTACTGGCTGAAGCCGACTTGGCTGGTGCTTAGGGTAAACCAGACCTGTTGCTGCAGCGCTGTCGATGCGGCTGCGTCATAAACCAGCGTTCGGTCTGGAAGATGGACATACAGGTGCTCATGGGCTTTGTCGTTGCGTGCTTCCAGTTTGACGGTGGCCAGCTGCGCCTCGGTGTAGTCCAGCAGAAGCTCGTCGATCTCTTGCGTGCTGATCTTCTGGGCTGTTGCATTCGCGCCCATGTAGATGCCTGGCGCTTCGTTGCGACCAGAGCCAAGGAAGGCGATCATATCCATGAACACGCAGCAGCCAAATGTGCCAATGACACCTTTTGTGACCTGTGCGCCATCGATGCGCTGAAACGGGAAAAACTCGCCGCCCACGTTGTCGAACACCTCGATGGTGTTGCGGTTGAGCGCATAAACCTCGTTGCGCAGCTTGAGCAATGCCACCACTGGATCGGGGTCGACTTCTGAGCTGCCGTATTTCAGTGGGTTGACTTGGGTTGGGTCGGATAGTTCGGTCACCACCAGGAACTCGCCGTCGGTGGTCATGAAGTAGCCATCAACCCAGACAACGTCCAGCACGACACCAAGATCGGGGTCGGTGACTTGCACCAAGCCAAGTGCGTTGTTCCAGTAGTACAAGCGGCCACCGGATGCAATGGCCAAACGGTCGAAACTGTAGTCGAGCGTCACCAGGGTGTTTATAGGGCCACCGACGTCGCCAAGAACTGTTACAGCGTTATTGCTGGCCACGGACACGAGCTTTGTGCCCATAACCCGATAGCAGACGCCGTTCCAGTTGATGCCACCACGGTCGATGCCTGGGCCGGTGCCGTTGGCCACGATGCCGTCACCAGGACGCAGGAATCCGGCACTGATGCCGGACTGCTTTGGGACTGGCACCAGGTTGACCGGATACGACGTGCGCAGGTCTGGCCCGTTGTCAGCAAAGATGCCGTTGAGGATTGGAATCTGCATTCAACTCACCATTTTTCCTTGGCAGCCCAAAACGCAGCAGACATCTTGCCTTTTGCGATGTTTTTTTCGTGCCTTGCCATGAATGATTCGCGCCTGGCTTTGTCCGCCTTGGACTCGCCTTCACGCTTCGGAGACCCAGACACGCCCTGTTGGCCAAAACGGATGGTTTTGATTTTGTCGCCATCCTTGGCCACCACGACGTGGGACTTGGTCGGGTGCGAAGGCGTGCGCTTGGGCTTGTTGTAGCCCTCGACGCCTGCGCGTGCCAGTCTTGAGTCTTTGGTGGCCATGGTCAGAAGCTGATGTAGAGCTTGAAGGCTTCCAGCGTGACGACGTTGTTGGCCGTTGCTGGTTGCGCTGTGAAGGCAAAGGTCTGGTTCTGCGTTGCGTCTACGTTCAGCACCACGTTTGCGCCAGTAGACAGGCCATGCCCGACCTGGTTGGCTGCGTTGCTGATGACCTGCGAGCTGCCACGGTTGCACATGAGCTTTTGAGCGCAGGCGCTTGCGTTGTTGGCCGCGCTGACTGCCATAAGCACGCCGCCGCCGTAGGTCATACCAATGTTCTTGGCCGCTGCGCTGTTGGTCAGGCTGTAGAGCGCATCGATCTCCATGCCGCCACCGACGCCCATAGACCAGCCAGGNACAACGACAGACGCCAAGGTGACAGCGGTGTTGGCCACGGCTGCAACTGCGACGCCATACCAGACCAAGGCTGTTTGTGTGCCGGACTGCGTGCCGCTGGTCGTGACGGCTGCGCCGCCTGCGGAGGTGGACACGGTGAAAGTGTTGGCCGTCAACACTTCCTTGACGTAATAGG